TGAGCAAGCTGCTGCTTTTAAGAAGAGGAACCCTAAAGCCCCGGATATAGAAAATACTGTTAGAACCGGAGAGTTAGGGGTAGAGAAATCTCGCTATGGCAATGAAGTTAAATCTGGGGTAGACAGGTTTAATGAAGGCTTGAACCAGATGCGTAAACAACTGGATGAGCAGAACATTGCAGCCAACCCTAGAGCAGTAGAAAATCCTGCGAGAGCAACGGCTGAGATATTAGATGTTCAAAAGAAAACTGAAGCCGGACAGGTTATAAACACAGGGAAGACAGACGGTAAAAACATTGTCCCTAGTAGCTTCAAGTACGAGGACTACTTTGGTACTGGTATTAGAAAGCCAATAAACAAAGAGCTTCTCGATAGCGTCCTTACGGATACGACCGGAGAGTTCAGGACTGTTACTGGAGAAATTACACCAGAAGGTAAAAGGGTATTAGCTGAATCTGTATCAGAACGAATTGGCGAGAAACTTAAGAACAGGGATTATCGCCAGTACCTTAAGGCACGAGAAGCAGATATAAAAAAGGCTAGACAAAAATCTGCTGCAATGATGCACAAAGCCGAAGAAGATTTTGCAGCAAATAAAATAACTCAGGCAGAACTCGACAAACAAAGCATGATAGCTTTCAGGTTGTCAGAATCAGTTAAGTCTGGTTATAAGCCGATCGAGATGCACCCTGTAGAAGTTCAGGCTTTAATAGACCACGGAACCGTAAAACTTCAAGAGTTATACCCAAGTAAAGTTATGGATCGAAGAGACTTCACAAGGGCAATTAATAAATTTCTTGGCGTTGACACAGCTCCGGTTGGAAGCGCAGAAGAAACGCTAGTATTTAAACAAGCCCCTGCACTTGGCGGTATGGCTGGCACGAGAAAACTGGAGCGAGCAGAAGGTCTTACGCCTAGGGAGCAAAACCTAGTAGAGCAAGCACTTGGCTTGGACACAGTTCTCCGCAATGAATCCCCCCTGACAAGAGCGCAGATTGTTCGGGGGATTCTTATTACGTTCTTTAACATTCCCAGACAGCTACTCCTTTCCATTGATGCAGGAGCAATCTTCAATCAGGGAGGCTTGCTGCTTGGAAGGTTTACCACAAAAGGTGGGTTCGTAGATCTAGGCAAGTCCTTAAAGGGAACGCTTAGCGAGGGTAACTACAAAGCTCAGATGGATCAGATAAAACGAGATCCTGACTTTGATTACCTAACAACAAAGACAGGTATCTTCATTTCGGAGTTAGACGGTCCCCTCTCTAAAAGAGAGGAAGGGTTTATGTTTAATGTCTTTAGGATGGCTGGTGTAAACAACACCGCTGATGCGTTTACAAAGAGAGAAAAATTTATCAGAGGAACAGGCAAGGTACTTAAAAAAACAGGCGCTACAACCTTAGGTAAGGGGATAGCTTACCCGTTCAAATCAGGTGAAAGGTTCCATAACTTATACCTTAATAAGATGCGGTATTCGATGCTCAGGGACTTTAACGCCAAACTTGTCAAGAGCGGGATTGATGATGCTGCAAGAGATGCAGCCATTAAAAACTATGCAGATTTCTTAAATAAAGCTACGGGCAGGGGAGATCTTGGCAAGCTTTCAAACATGGCTCCAGAACTAGCTAGTGTGCTTCTTGCTCCCCGATGGATGGTATCCAGAGTACAGGTTCCATACACAGTGGTAAAAACTGTAGGTAAAGAAGCGAAGGCTGGAAAAGGAATGTATGCAAGTAAGCAGATAGCCCAAGACTTAACTCGTACCTTCGGGGTTCTTGGGGGTATCAGCACATTGCTTTACCTTAACGGGTTCAGGGTTGAGACAGACTGGAGAAAGTCTAGCTTCTTAAAGGCATCCAACGAGGGAACAAACTTTGTATCTGGTGAGCAAGGTTCAGGCAAAATAAATATAGATCTTACGATGGGACTTGGCTCTGTCTGGAGGTTCATAGCAAGGGCTGCCTACGGATCTACTGCAAGAAAAGAAGTTACCACGACTGGGACAGAGTTTGAAGCAGATGTTGGTCGTCAGATAGGTAACTTTATGAGAGCTAAGTTAAGTCCTCTTGGAGCCTCTGTGACTGGACTGATTTCAGGGAATAATTACTTTGGAGAAGAAGTAACTGGAAGAGATATGTTTATTCCGGGGCAGTCTATGGACATAGAAGACTTCTTGCCTTTGATGACCCAACAAATTATAGAAGCTTCCAGAGAATTGGATGGCGGTCCAACACTAGCTTTGCTTGGAGCTGGCGCTGTTGGCGGGTTAAATGTAAACGTATACCCGGATAAAGACGATCTCTCGCGAGAGATAGTAGGAGAGAGTTACGAAGACTTATATCCCTACGAGCAGAAATACATCAACCGCCTTTTCTACGAAGGCGGGAAATTCCAGCCTAGTGAATACACTCAAAACTCTTATCAGCTAGAGCTTGACCAATATGAAATGATCGAAAAAATTATGGGCGGTACGGAAGAGCCGGGGACTAAAGCCTCGCGTGTTTACCGGCAAATGGATACAACAGACCTTAAGCTTCAAGGCTTACGCATGAACTATTTCAAGGACAGCGAAGACGAGCAGCCTGAAACTGATCCATTAAAGAAAGCGCAAAACGATTACTACGATTTACTTAGTGAGATTTACGGACCAGAGGGGCAGTCAAGTTTATCTGACGAAGAGATAGAACAGAAAAAGTTAAGGTTCCTGTCAGGGCTAACCTCGAAGCAGCGGGATTATATTCAGGCAAACAAAACAAACTTCATGGTTCCTGATTCTATATTCACCTTAATAAAACCTGAGGGCAAAGGTGCGATCAGGGGACAAAGCTTAACTGCCCAACGAAGGCTGTACTACAAGCTTATGGGAAGGTCGATACCAAAGGAATGGGATCTTGAAGATCCGATGGATCTTGGAGATAAATACTATGCTGTCGCTAAAAATGTAATTTACTCCAACGAAGCAAGAAGGCGACTTTCAGAGGGAAGGGCAGCAATCCCAACAGCGCCAGAACAAATCGAAATTACTCGTGGGATACTTGAAAGAGTTAACTAATCCCCTTTATTATGTAGCAACCTAAACAATCGTTATGCCCCATCTAACAGGTGTTGCGTAGCAGGAGAACTGAATGACAACTGAGAAACAAGAACCGCTAAACGAATCTGTGGTAGATCCGACAACCGCTAGCATTGACTCCCCGACGGAAGATGTAGCTGCTCCCCAAGAAAGTGGAGAGCCTACAGAAAATCCTTCAGTGGTTGGTGACAGCAGCGGAGATATTCAGGTTAGTGAAAGCTCGACGGAAGCTCAGTCAACTGGCTCAAGTTTATTAAATAGTCCTGAGTTTAGAAAATATCAATCTAATACAGACAGGAAAATGGCTGAGCTAGAAAAGCAGCTTACCGAGGAACGGTCAGCTAGGGACGAAGTACAAGCGCAGGAAAGCTTAAGAACCCTTGATTCAGATGTAAATCAATATGCCTTACAGGTTAGAGATAGACTTCTGCAACAAGGGATGGATGATACAACTGCTCAGCAGGTAGCAAATGAACAGGCTGGTCTTGCAAAAGAAGCCTATCTATCTAATCTGCAAGTACAGAAGAACAAACGTGAAAGCCAGAAGTATGAGTCAGAGTTAAACTCTAGGACACAGCTTGCTAGGGCTTATGAGCTTGCTTCGCAATACGGTGTCCCTTTTTCGGAACTACAGGAAGTTAGCAATCCAGCAGAGATGGAACGCCACGCTAAGAGCCTTAAGAGAATAAAAGATCTTGAGGGTCGACTGCAGGGTGTAACTCCTTCTCAGCAATATGGATCAGCGACTCCATCTTCCGATGTTGCCCCGACCGACGCTTCAGCTGTTTTAGACAGATACAACGCAGGAGATCCTGCAGTAACAACAGACATGGCAAGGGCTGCTTCTCAGAAGCTAGGACTTACCATTTTCGGCTGAGGTATAAATAATAATGGCAGTACAAACTTCCGGTACTGGCAATCTGCAAGCAATGTCGCGAATCATGCTTGCGTCAGCCAGATATACCGAAGAGCATAATGCCCCGATGGTTGGACTTATTGAAAAGTTTAACCTTGGCAAGGGCGAGTACCAGCTGACAATCCCCAAGGTCGCACAGATGACCGCTGAGGATCTGGCAGAAGGTCAAGACATGATCGACAGCGAGGACATTGATGTATCAACTGTCACCGCTACTACCGCTGAAGTTGGACTTAAGGTAATCATTACCGACACCCTTCTCCAGCAGAACAATGAAGATGTCTTCAAGATCATTGGTCGCCAGATGGGTGATGCAATGGCGCGTAAGAAAGACAACGACATCATTGCCCTGTTCCCATCGCTTAATGGTGGAACAGTTCTTGGTGCAGACGGTGCGAACTTTACCCTTGCTCTTGTGTCAGCAGTTATTGCTAACGCAAAAGCAGATCAGTTTGGTAACGATATTTTTGTCGTTCACCACCCTAACGCACTTTGGAAACTGGCAACTGACGTAGGTAATACCCTGTCTACTTATCCACTCCCTGATGCTTTCAACAAGCCAGCGGTAAAGGATTACTGGTCAGGCATTAAGCTTTCAGGTGTCCCCTTCTTTGAAGACGGAAACATAGCAAAGATTGGTAGCGTTGATTCCGGTTACGGAGTTATTGCTGACAAGACAGCTATGGGTCATCTTGCTGCAAGGGCAAGGCGAGAAGAGCGTGAGCGGGACATTTCCCTGCGAGCGTTTGAAGTAGTTGTCACTGAAGACTACGCAGTCTTTGAAGTTGACGACACCCGTGGTGCTGCACTTCAATACGAAATCGGCAACCCGGCAACTAGTTAGTTTTTATTAGGAGGCTCTTGTGGTTAAATCTGGCTTACAAAGTATGACTGTCAACGGGG